ACCTCACTTGGAAGGGACCCCGGAGGAACATCATTTCCAGAGGCGGGGTCTACCGATTTACCGGAGTCCACCATACCGCCACGGGCGAAGTTAAAAAGGAGTTGTTTAGCCATTAAATTCCACCCCACTCTTTGGAGATTACTTTAAATCCGGGGCAGAGTTTACTAGAGAAGTCGTTGTGCCCTGTGACTTTAACACCTTTACCATTCAATTTTACAACTTCTTTGATGTAGTCTTTGACAGCTTTACGCTGCTCTTCTGTGTAGAAGTCTTCGAAGGCTCCCATGCTTTGGATACCTGTGTGAGGCACAAGACAAAGGTGGATCACCCCTCTATTACGTCCAGCGCAACCAGCCCCAATAGTGTAGATAGAGCGTCCATTAGCTTTCTTACCGTCAGGGATAAACACCCGGTGGTAGCCAATACCCCTCCATCCACGGGCTTTGTGCCAACGGTCAATTTCATTACGGATTTTTACAGCGCCCTTACCTACATGCCAGTTTGTTGGAGTGGCGGAGGTGTGTAACATAATCTCAGTTACGGGGTACTTACGGCTTCCTTGAGTGATCACGTTGTTTTTCCTCGTGGTTGATTTGGTCTTTGAGTTTTAGGAGCCTACGGAGAGCGGTGACCTCACCTTGGTACTTCCTAAAAGTCTCTCCGTCTGCCCTTTCCATTTCAATATATGTTTTCTGAATCTCAGCTAGGACGTGGTCTGAGAAGGCGTCCCAAGCGTCTCTGTTGTTAGTTAGCAATTTGAGGCTCATTACCTGAGAATCCTTGTTCTTGTGGTCCCGGTGCAGAACCAACTCCTATGTTACCACCCCCAGCGCCTGTTGGGTCATCTGGGGACGGAGGCCCTTCACCTTGTGGTGTCTGCCCTTGACCTTGTCCTTCTGGGCCTTTGAACTGCTCCATAAGTTTAGCTTGGATAGCTGCATCAGGAAGGCTATTGGTGACCTTATCTGGGTCGAGGTCCATGCTCACAGCAATCTCTCGGATGATGTAGTCCATCTTAGCGAAAGGTGATAGAACTGGGTTCTGGACGACTGAGAGGAACTGAAGCAACCGTTGGCTTCTAACCTCATTGGCCATCAGGCTATCTGTAGCCCGTGCTTTTACCGCTAGGTCCCCCTTGATTTCTTCGTCAGGGTTAAACTGCATATTCCAGTGGAATAGGGCCTTGCCCAGAGGTGCCAAGAGGTAATCGTCAAAGTTCTTGATAACAGTACGGATGGAGCCATTAGCAGCAGACATCAGCATAGAGATACCACTGGAGGTACGTCCTACACCGCTGACACCTGTTTGACCATGGGCGAAAGAAGGCAACCCTGTGGACTCATCCGCAAGCTGGCGTGCCTTGTCAAACATCTGCATATTCTCGTTGGAGACGTTAGGGAACTTAGTGCCAAAGATAGACTGGCCGGGGGCACCCCCTTGGCGTCTAAACACCTTACCGGGGTACAGGGTCAGGTCTTGGCCGGGAACCAAGTTAGTCTCATCAATCTCAATGATCATGTTACCGGAGAGAGCAGCGTTGTCCACAGCCATACGCATAAAGCCGTTCATCAACGTCTGAGTGTCGTCCATATTCTCAGCGACACCAACCCCAAAGAAACTGTAAGGGTTGACCTCGTAAGGAACAACATAGTACGGGATGAACTGGGGGGTGAACGGATTAAGAACCGCTCGTAGTACTTTATCACCACACACCCAAACATTCAAGTGCAAAGTCTCTTGATCAGACAAACCTTTTGGTACGTCAACATCGTAGGTCTTAAGGATAGACTTATCCACAAACCCCCAGAACTCCAGAACCTCATAGCGATCTGTGGCAACAGTAACCTTATCGTCGTCAATGTGGGTTTCCCACCACTCTTCTGTGTAGTTAGGTTGCTCCCCAAGGATACTGTCGATGGTGTCCTTCTTGAAGTTAGGGCGTTTCTTGAGAGCACGAAGTTTGGACCGAGACAGCTTATGACGTTCGATACCAAACTCGGCTTCTTCCTGACAGTCAGCGTCGTGGTCAGGGTAGTAGTTCCACAGCGACACAGAGGACACCTTTGGAACGTCCTTCATAAGAGGGCTGTACTCACCGTCTTTCCACTGAGGGTACTCTTTCGTCTCAACGAAGGGTCCTTTGAAAACACCCGTACCCAGCATGACTGCTTCCATAACAGTCTTTCTCAGGTGTTTGAGTGCTGTGGACTCTTCAAGCTGGTCGTGGATTGTTTTCTCCATTTTCGCAGCAGCGACTTCACCGGGGTTAAAAGTTACCTGAGTTTGAGTTGTGCCGGGGCCTTCCTTGATCTGGTCACCCATAGGTGCCAATTTATCCTTAAGAGGTCCAAGACGGTCTCTAAGCTCCTGCATAGTCTCACCGGGCTTCAGGGTAGGGTCCTCTGCTGCCTCAGGTGTTTGGGGAGTAGGTTGGATATCAAGGTGTACAGAGTCAGCAACCCCATCGGGGATTTTAGTCTGCTCAATACCAATAGGAAACTTGTTAGCCCCAAAAAGGACTTCCCCAACCTGACCATAAGACGCCAAACATTTGGTCTTCGTCACTTTAACAAAGATGTTAGATTTCTCAGTCTCAGTGAACTTTACGTCTGCTCCGTAGAGACCTCTGAAGTTTTGATAGGCACGAAGCCAACGCTCTTCGTCAACACGCCGTGCTGTTTTAGCTTTGTAGAACTGTCCAGTGACGTATGAGGCGAGAGACCCTTCTTCGGTGTCGTAGCCCTTTTCATACTCTGTTTGAACTGTGTCTTCTTCTTCCATGTATCAATATCCAAATTTTGAGTCTGCTGGTCTGTATCTGTCTACAGAGAAGCCTGTGTTGAAAGTAGGGCGAGGGCGGGATTGAATGCCGTACCTCAGGGCATCGTAGATGTGGTCGTCCACCTTAGTGTCCACGTCCTCTGGGTTTTTCTTGTCTAGAGGGAGGGAGGGGATGTCTGCAATACAATTGATGCAACTGTCGAAGAACACTAAACTAGGCTCCCCTGTGAACTCATCGACCATAAGGCGTCTGTGGAGTTCGTTCTTAGAGGCCACTCTTGACCCCTTGCTTCTGTCTGACTTCTGCCAACGACAACCCTTAAGGTTCATCTTCTCAGCGAGGGAAGGGCCAGTGTCTCCTAGGTTATTCCAGAGGGAGGAGTCGAGAAGCCCATAGGCAATACGTTCACCTCTTTCAGCTTCCATGATCATGTCAGCCCAATCTACGGCGACAACACCTTTTACTTTTAACTCTCGGTACACCACCAACTGGTCTTTGTTAGGGTCCAGTGCAAACCAGAGGACAGCAGAGTAAGAGCCGTACCCATAGTCAGCAGCCCTGAATCGAAGCCAATGGTCTGGAATCTCAAATGGTGCGACGGTGTGGATAGCTCTGTTCCACTCTGGGAATGCAGCACCTTCGTTAACGTCCCAGTTACCTTCCAGAAGCTGCTTCCTGAGGTGCTCAGGCATGGATAGCAGGTTGGCCTCGTACATACCGTCTTCAGACAGGTAAGGGTTGTCAAAGAGGTTAGCAGGGATAAACTTACGTTTAAACATCGGCTTCCCTACAAGACCCTTCTGTTGAGCGTAGGACGAGTTGGAAGGCCACTTAAGGGTTTCTCCGGTTTCTTCGTCTTTAGCCCAAAAAGCCTTGTTTGGGGAAGAAGGGTCAATGAACATCTTTTTGACCCAACTGTTTCCTGAAAGCCAAACACAACCGTCCTGCTCTACAAAGAACTTCTCAGGGCCTTTCACCTCTAAGCAATAGACATCTCCAGAAAAGTCATCTTCTTCCATATTTCTGTTTTTGTCCAACTCCCAATAGAGTTTTCTAGAAATGTTCACTTGGTATGAGGTGGTTTCTCTGTTCTTTCTTTTTCTTTTAGAGATGTAGACGCTAAAGTTTAACTTAGTAGCCAATTCAGAAACGTCTTCAGCCAACTTCCTAGAGGTGGTGTAGTAGTACCCAGAAACATTTTCAGTCTCCCAGTGTCCGTCCCCTTTCATCAAAGTCGTCAGAAGGTTGGTTAAACAGGGGCCATTCAACAAAGCCCTAGGTATGAATTTGTCTTCACACTTACCGAGAGTTTTTAGGTACTCCCACCAATGGGGGGATGAAACTTGGAACCCAGTGCTTGACTCTCTAAAACTGAACCCGATCTTTTCAAGAAGACACCTTACCTCAGACCTCTGAGGTTCTTTGGTCTGAGAAATACCGAACTCTTTGTCTCTGTCTAGAGTATGTCCTTCAGAGATAAACCACCCCATGAAAGACATAAAATCGTCTCTAGTCACCTCTAAAGGTTGGTCGAGTTTAGTTTTACGGTAGGTGTTTCTATGTGGTACGTTAAAAGTATCTAATTTTTGAGAAACTAGACTTTTTGCTTCCCCCTTATAAAGCACCCCTCCAGACCTCTGAATAGAGGCTTGGTTAGGTAAATCGGTGTAAGGTCTCAACCCAAGCCCTTTTTGCACAAGCCTGTGGTTAGGGGTGAAGGACAGACTTAATTCTCGACCCTTTCTTGAAACCATTTTACCAGAATACTTTTCTTTTATTACCCCAGTGACGGGAAAATAGTCTAAAGAACCGTTGTTTGGAGCTAGGACCTTATCTCCCACCTTTACTTTCTCTACATCAACCCAGCCCTTATCAGTCAAGACTTTCCCGTAAGGAATGCAATGACCGGGACCGCCCGGATTCGATGTCGCGCGCATGAAAGTGGGTAGGCCTGAGGCTGAAGTTGTCCGCAGACGGGACCTCATGTAGTTCCAAGCGAAAGGGGAGGGCCACTGAGTAAGTTCATCGAATCCTACATAACTAAAGGCTTGCCCTTGGTACCTCATTACGTCATCGTCTTTTTCAAGGTAAGAGAACCAAAGGGAAGCTCCACTACTGAACCTCCAAGTTTTCTCCCTCTCTGTCCAATGGGCACCGGGGTCAAGCTTAGGGTAGAGGTCTTTCGATACTCGGATAAGTTCCCTAAGCTCTTCAGTAGACCTACGGACGATA